GCGGGTTCGATCCCTGCCGTGGGCTCCATTTTATTGCGGCGGCGTGGCGGTTAATGAGAAACCAACAAAGCGCCGGGAAACATTGCGTGGAGCGCGTGATCCGCAACATGCCAAAGTAGCTCAGATGGTAGAGCCCTGAATTGTTTTCTGGAGGTCGCCGGTTCAAGTCCGGCCTTTGGCAACCGGGCCGTTCTTTTTTGGGCGGCCCGGTTTTTTTTCTTGACACCGCCCGCGCGCCCGCTATTCTAACCGGACAAACCAATGGAGGGTTTTTCTGTGGAAGCAACATCTGACTACCTCAACCAGCGCCGCCGGAGCGAGGCGGAAGCGCGGGCGGCGAAGCCCAAGGTCCCCTTTCGGGGCGAGACATTCGAGCGCACAGAACGCCGCTTGTTCCGCAAGAACCGGGAGGCGTTTGACCTCGCAATCTCTATGGCCCGCACGGCCATTGAAGACGCGGACATGGGGCCGGACGCGCTCAAGTATTTCGACGGGCATGTATCAGATTTTTGCGGCGACTTCTGGAACGTCGATCCGCGCAAGGAGGATTAAAATGGAAAAGCCGCACAAAGGCACAATCGAAAACTGGTTCAAGCTGGCTTGCGAGCAAGGGCTTGGATACGCGATTTGCGGGCGGGCTGTCGGCCACCCTCAGTTCAACGGCGAAGGCATATGCACAAGCTACGTAGTCGCGCATGACGAGGCTACTGGCGGATAACGTCATGGCGGTCGGACACCTCGCCCAGCAACAGCGACGCGCAAGCGAGCTTGGGCTGGGGTAATTACGTCAGCGGCGCTTCATTTGCAAATACAGACGGTCTGAATGTAAAGGTCAGAAACCCTCTTTGGTCGCGGTTTACATCTCTCGGTGTAATTTTCAAGCCGCCTCACATTCCCACCACAACCGCCGCCGTCACCCGCCCGGCATCAAATCTCACCGTTGTAGACCCCGCCTCGCTCGGGATTACGAAGCCTCGCTATATCGCAGACGTGAACATCGATCGCCTGTCCTCCAGCGCGGCGCGGACGCTGTACGCTGCGGGCGTGGATGCAAACCAGAATATCGACGTTTATTTCGACACGGATAATCGGGTGAAAGCACGGCTGCGTAAGCTGGGTCCAGAACTCTTGACTGGCGCTGCCACTAATGTCGGCAGTTGGACACACTCCGGTCTGACTGTTACTGCGCCGGGTTCGGGCGGCGCGGATCGCGTTGAATGGACGCTTGCATCAGGCACCGGGACAGGGCGGCAGTTTCTCGTATCGTGCCCGAATACGATGCCCAGTTCCGGGTTTTTTCTGGATTTTGGGACTGGCACGGGCTCTCAGGCCGGCAATCTTGATAGCGGCACATCATCCGTTATTATGACAACGACAGCCAACGGAACAATACTGCGTGTTGGCCGCTGGTCTGGTTCGCCGACCGGCACTATTGGCCCGCTTTCTGTCCGCGAAATTATCACGCACTACACCCTTCAATCCGGCGTCATCGGCTCAACCGGCATTCGCCGCGTTGAGGTGAATTTCAGCCCCGGCGCGAACTCCCTCACTGTCGAAGGCGTCACTGGCGACAGCAACACCGATGCAACCGCGCTGCCGACGCTGACGACATGGCGGCTGTTGAACGGCCTCGGCGGTACGACGCCGTGGCATGGGAATGTTCCGCTTATGACGCTTGGGGAGGCGGCATAACCCCTCCCAGCCCTTGACGCGGCGCACGGTTCTACCAGACGCCGGGAAGCAAGGCGGTTATCGGCTATCACCGGGCCGACGCGAACAACTACATCGAAGTCTACGCAAACGGCACCGCCTGCCATGCCAGAGTAGTAGCTGCTGGAAGCGAGACGGCGAATATCAACGTCGCGGCGTCGATCCCCACCAATGGCACAGTCGCCAATATCGAGCTGACCATCAACGCTGACAGCATTTCCCTGTCCGTTGACGGCTCCGCTCCGGCTTCGAGCGGCACGGTGACGATGCCGACGCTATCGGCGCTGACTACAGCGAAGGTGTTGAGCGATGCGACCCCGGCAAACTGGGCCAACGGCGCGCTCGCATATATCGGCATTTCCAACTAAAAATAGGCGTTGACGGCATCCCCGCTATGGGCTAGGGTTTTGGCATGAAAACAATTCTTGCCATAGCCCTTATGGGCGCTTCCTTTAGTATTGCCGGTTGCCAGCACTACGACCCCGGCGGATCGGTCCATGAATATCTGGCCCGCAAGCATGAGCCGCGCCTGATTGATTATCCGTGCTACTCCGCTTGCACCGTCTATCTGCAAAGCCCGAAGACCTGCTACACGCCGGAAGCGACGTTTCATTTTCATGGCGTCACGGTCGCGGCCACGGGCGAATATGACGCAGGTGCGAGCGGACTATTCGCGGCGCGATTCTGGCCGGAAATGCGGGCGCACTTGCTTGAAGTGGATGCGCTTCGGTCGCCGGATCATTGGCACGTAATGACGGGCGCGCAGGTGGCGGCGCTGGATACTGTGGAAAGGGAATGTCAGTGAAACAGAAAACCGCAAAGACAGTTATAGACGTTCTCAAGTGGATAAATGAGACGCCGCATCATTTTGCGGCATGGGACATTGAGCCGGGGTTTCTTATCATTCGCGGTCACGGCGTCAAACTCCGCATCCCGGAGGAAATCCAAAAGCAAACCAGAGAATTGGTAGAGCCGGGCGGGCGCGTTGACGCAAGAATGTTTCGGCCAAATGCGGCTGGTTTAAAATTGCTGGAAAGGGAATGTGAATGAGCCTGAGCAATTACGAGCGCGAAATCTATTCGATTCGCGAGTTGACTGACGCTGAGATGCGCGAAGTTTTAGAAAAACTTTTAACCCGCTTGCGGCTGCGCCTGATCTGCCAAGAAACGCCGGAATACATCTCTTATCGACTGGAGCCTCTGGATGACTGACAAATCCCCCACACAAACCGCCCTCGACCGCGACACACAGATTGAAGAACTGGCGCGAGAGAATGAGCGGATGGCTAGGGCACTCAGGCGCGTGGAAAATTATTTGGACTCCGACGCTGAATTTCTTGCCGCACTTCCAGAACACGAGCGTCAATTACAACTTTCGATGCTGTCTATGGTTCGCGCAGCCCTCGCAGGAAAATGACCATCCGCCAGCGCGACACGTTCGATCTGTTGCACCAAATAGACGCGGCACTTCGCGCGGCGGAGGCCGACTTGTCAGATGCGGAATGGTCAGGCGATAGCGCCGCAGCCGCAGCACAGGCGCGGCTAAGGCGCGATAGCCTCGCGTCCCGCATGTTGGCTGGTGAAGTTTACGATGTTCTTTTTTAGGAGTTGGGAGAAGAACCATGCCACTAAAACCAATTGACGGTTTCGCCGTCGCGTCAATGTTTCTTTTTCTGGTTATCATTGCAACGTGGTTAGTCACATGACGGCATTCGTGCTAGGCTTTATCTGCGGCGCTCTTGCGCTTTTCCTGTTCGCGTTTGCGTTCGAGAGTTATCACAGGTGGCGTGACGGTGACTTTGATTAACGGCAAACTCACAAAAATCACGCGGCGCTTTGTGCGCAACGGCAAGCATCGGTCAGTGCGCGGCGCATATGTCATCAAAGACGGCAACCGCGTGTTTGTCCGGGCCGGGGATATGGTAGGCAAGATGATCGAAGCGCGGGCCGATGATTTATGCCCGGAGCGAAAAATGTTGATCGCCGTGATTACGCAGGCGGCGAATGACTACCTAAGCCCCGATCATTACGTAGGCGACAAAGAAGAAAGCGATGCGTGTCATTTTTTGTTTGTCGATCCGTACCTTTATGAGCTATCATCGGAGATAGGAATAGACGGCGACTATGTGCGCCGCCTTGTGGATGAAATGGATGGAGGGATATCAGAGTGACAAGCATTGGCGAATGGCTTATAGGCGTTTTTCTGGGGGCCATTGTGGGGCTTTTTGTTGGCGTGTCTAGCGCTAATGGCATCTGGAGAAGCGACGCCATTGAAAACGGTGCCGCCCACTATAGCTGCGACAGCGCAAATGGCGACTGCGTTTTTACGTGGGGTGCAGAATGACTGAAGACGAAGAACTACGGGAAATCGTTACGCAAGCCGTACGTTCTGCCACGCTCACGGCGGCGGAACTTGCTGACGATGCGGCGGGATATTGCCCCGATGACGTGACTGGCCCGGAAGCATTGCGCGCGTTCGGGGCGACAATTCGCGGCATTGCGGATAAGCAGGAGCCGGAGGGTAATCGAGAATGGGAGCGGGCAATGGCCGAAGCGCACCCGGAATTGCTGCCGGAATATATCAGGAAGTGGGGCGGCGGTGAGTGAGGTGGACGATTATATGAAGGTTGTAACGGACGAGCTTTGCCGTCAGTCTGGGGCCAGCACCTATCCGGGCTTATGGGTTGGCTACGGATACTCCGATGACACCATCAATGTTGACGGTGAGATTGATGTTAGAAAGCTTGTCAGGGCAATTATGAGCATGAAGCATGACTGACCGCGCGTGGCGCATACTGGGCTATGTAAGCCTAGCATTCGCGGTCGCAGTCACTATTTCCGCCACCCTAGCCGCATGATTGAATAACCCTTCGCGCCCGCGTAAAATCGCTTGCAAATCCACAAGCGAGCGGTTTCATGGCGCTTTGGTCATTCCTGCGGCCTCAAGCTAAGATTGTTGAAAGAAAGTCCCTTGTTGCTTATCCGGTTCCGGTGCAGCAAGGGTCTTTCCTTGAGTATGCCCTAACCGGCTCCGGCGCACTGACGGCCCGGCAGGCTATGCGTTTTTACCGAGTGTCTAGCGCGGTCGCGATTGCCGTTGACCAAATAGCCGATGAAATGGAAATGATCGCGCCCGTCCTTCGCATGGAAGACGGCAAGCTGATTTCCGAGCATCCGCTATTGGAACTTTTGCGCCGCCCGAACGGTGCTGAGGAATACTCCGAATTTATCGGCCAGATTGCCCGCCATTGGCTTCTTACCCATGATGCCCCGATCTTTGCCGGAGGCCCCGTAAGCCGTCCGCCTGCGGAGCTTTGGCCGGTGAAGCCTACCGATCTTATGGTTTCATCGTCCAATTACTCGGACCAATACCCGCGCCGGTATCATGTCTCTAATGGCGTGGCGCGCGGATCGTTCGAGCGTGACGAAACCATGCGCTTTGGCTGGCGGTACTATTCCGGCGATATGCGCGAGCTATTCCATATTCGCGGGTTTTCGAGCCGGGAAACAAACGACCTTGCGGACAGCCCGCTAGAGGCCGCAGCCCTTGAGGCGCGCCAACAGATTTTGGGCCGCTATCACAATCTGCGAATGCTTGAGAACGGCGCGCGGCCTACGCTTGTCGCCATTTTTAAGGACATTGTGGATAACGCGGAGCTTGAGCAGCGCCGTCAGTCGCTCGCGGAGCAGGCCGGGGGCGCGCACAATTCCGGCAACATTATGACTATAGCGGCTGAGGACGTGGAACTCAAAGAGTTTTCCATCAACAACCGAGATATGGATTTTGCCAATCTGGATAAGGCCGCGCAAGAGGCTATTTTCCTTCGGTACAAAATCCCGCTCCCGCTCGTTTCTATGGATGCCAGCACGTTCAACAATATGGAGCAGGCGGTTTATCATCTGTATGACCGCGCCGTGCTGCCGAATTTCCAGAAAGTCATGAACGGTCTGGGCCGGATGCTGTTTCCGCGCTACGGCCTCGATCCGTCAAGCGTCAAGCTGACTTACAACCCGGAAAGCATTTCCGCGCTGCAAGAGCGCCGCCTTGATGAACTCAAAAAGCGCCGCGACGTGAACATCGAGACTGTGAACGAGCTTCGCCAGTTGCTTCCGAACCGCGAACCGCTCGAAGGCGGTGACGTGTTCTACCAAAACGCAACGCTTGTGCCAGCCGGAAGTGATCTGTTTACGGATGATGGTGACGAAGCGTTGCGCCGTTTGCGTGAGGATGCGGAGTGACGTGTTTTGTGTGCCATACCAAACGCAACACGCCGGTTGCCCTTGCCGAGCTTGAGCGAAAGCTGCGGCTTGAAAACATGTTCAAGAGGGAAATCCGCTCGATTTTCCGGCGCATGGTAGCCGATTTCCGCGTGTCCGTTGCGGCCACGGGGCGCGCGCCAAGGGGCAACAAGTATGACTCACAGTGGCGCACGGCGCTACAGGTGCAATACGAGCGCGTCCACAAGGCATTCAAGGGTGAAGTTGTAAACCAAAACGGGCGCAAGTCCCTGCAATTCTGGCTAGGCAAGCAAGCCCTAGACGATGCCAATGAGCTAGAAGATTTGGCGCTTTTGCGGTGGCGCGATGATATGTCGGAGCGGCAAGCCCGCATAATCATGGAAACCAATGACGCGGAAATGCAGCTTGCCATTGACCGCGCGCGTGAGGCGCTGCAAGCCGATGGTGAAATCCTCAGCGCGCGGAATATCGCCGCTGCGGCTATGGCTATATTGGCTGTCCGATTTATCGGGCGGACAAACACGATAGCTCAAACCGAGACGCAGGCCGCTGCGGAAGTGACAAAACAGATTGAGGCGGAAATCATCGCAGGCGTCGTGCCGTTTGTGTTGCGCGGCTTTGAGCCCGGCGTCCCGGTGTTTGTGGATGACGTGGTGCCGCAAGCCCAGCGCGAAATCACAAAGACATGGGACACCGTGGGCGATAACCGCGTTCGCCCAAGTCACGTTGCAGCCGATGGGAATACCGTGGGTGTAGATGATATATTTACGCTTAACACTGGATCGCAGTTGCGGTTTGCGGGGGACATGTCGCTAGGCGCGGACATTGCCGACTTGATTAATTGCCGCTGTAGTACGCGATACGAGGGATAAACTATGGATAAGATGATCGTCCCGTTCGAGGTCAAGGAAGTTGACGAAAACGGCGACTTCTATGAGTTTTCGGGCTACGCCAGCACGTTCAAGAATGTTGATCGAGGCGGCGATGTGGTCATGCCCGGCGCGTTTGACGATACGATCAAACAGTATCAGGGATCGGAGAAAATGCCGATCCTCTGGCAGCACAACCACGACATGCCGCTTGGCGTGTTTGTGGAAATGCGCGCGGATAGCAAGGGGCTATTCGTGCGCGGCCAGATGCCAAAGGATGACGATTTCGTCAAGGGCCGCGTTATGCCACAGATGCGCGTCGGCTCGATCCGCAAAATGTCGATTGGCTACAGCACTGAGGATTTCGCTTGGGACGGCAACATTCGCCAGCTTAAGAAAATCAAACTCTGGGAAACGTCGCTTGTGACTATCCCGATGAATAACAGCGCGGACGTGACGGGCTTTAAGTCTGTTATCGCGGTGCAGGATTTGCCCGTGGCGGATCGTGCGACCGAATGGGACGCGGAAGCCGCGCTCGCGCGTGTACGCGACTGGGCGGACGCGAAGGCGGAGCCGAATGACCGCTATCGCACGGCGTTCATGTGGCACGATAAGGACAACGCGGACGATTTCGAGGCTTACAAACTTCCGTGCGCGGACGTTATTGACGGCAAGCTTACCATCATTCCACGCGCGGTTTTCGCTGCGGCGGCCAGCATTGCGGGCGCAAAGCACGTCGAAATCTCCGAAGGCGACCGCGCGGAAGTGGCGAAAAACGTAGAGAAGTATTACGAAAAGATGGGCCTAGAAAGCCCGTTTGAAGCGAAGTCATGCTTCCGCGTTGATAGCCTTGACGGGCTGACCGAACGTGAACTTGAAAAGCTGCTCAAGAAAGGTGTAAGATTTCCCGGCGAGTGCGCACGTGCGCTCGTATCGGCTCATAAATCTTTGATGCGGGATGCGGATAAGGTCAAGCGGGACGCGAATAAAGAGCCGTCCACTGACTATTTAATCCAACGTATCAAAGGTTTGGGAACCAATGGACGAAAATGAACTGAAAGCCCTTAACAAGGCAATCGAGGAAGCGCAGAAGCGTTTCGACACGATTGCCGAGGGGAAGGCGGACGCAACTGACGTTGACGCCGCAAAGAAGGCCGTGGAAGACGCGGCTAACAAGATCGAGGAAATCAACAAGGCGCGGGCTGAAGAAAAGGCCGCACTTGACGCTGAACGCAAGGAATTTGCGGAGCGTGTTGCTTTCCTTGAAGGCAAAGTCGCTCGCTCGCAGAGCGAAGGCAAAGACGACCTTGAAGACCCGGAATACAAGCGGGCTATCAACCTCTATCTTCGCAAGGGTGTGCATCCGGGCGATGAAGTTGTTGAGCGCGTCTATTCGGCGTTTGCGGAAAAGGCCGTTGTTTCCGGCGATGACCGCGAAATCGAAATGGCGAAGAAGGACCTTGTCGCGGGCTCCGGTCCCGATGGCGGTTACTTCCTGACTTCGGATCGTGGCGGCATCATCGAAGGCCGTATCTTCGAGACTTCGCCTGTGCGCCAGCTTGCCAATGTGGTTAGCACGTCGAGCGACGTTTTCGAGCTTATCCTTGACGATCAGGAAGCCGATAGCGGTTGGGTTGGCGAAGTGCAGTCGCGTCCCGACACGAACACGCCGGAAGTTGGCGTTATCAAAATCCCGGTTCACGAGCTTTATGCGATGCCGCGTGCAACGCAGAAAATGCTTGACGATGCGGGCTTTGACATCGAAGGCTGGCTTGCCCGCAAGGTTTCGAGCCGTATCGGTCGCGATGAAAACACGGCGTTTGTCACGGGTGACGGTGCGCAGAAGCCCAAGGGCTTCCTGTCGTATGCGGCTTGGGCGGCGGCTGGCGTTTACGAGCGAAACAAGGTTGAGCAGATCGAGACTGCCACGCAGGCCGTTCTCGCTGCCGATGACCTTATCGGCGCGCAGAATGCGCTGAAGGAAGAGTATCAGGCCAACGCAAGCTGGGGCATGAAGCGCGCGACCTTTACGAAGGTTGTTCAGCTTAAGGATAGCTACGGTCAGTATCTGCTGAACCCGCGCGTCCTTATGGAAGGCTCCACCAAGATGCTTCTTGGTGCGGACGTTGCCTTCATGAACGACGTTCCTGCGTTCACGGCTGGCGCTCTTTCCATCGTGATTGCCGACTGGTCTGAGTTCTACACTGTGGTTGATCGTTTCGGCATCCGCGTTCTGCGTGATCCGTACACGTCCAAGCCGTATGTGAAGTACTACACCACGAAGCGTGTCGGCGGTGCAGTGACCAATTTCGAAGCCGGTAAAATCCTCAAGATCAAGGCGTAAGGAGAAAAAACATGGCTGTAAGAGAACAGGTCACTCAGGGTAATCTCATTGTCGCGCGTGTTCCGGCCTCGATTGGCACGAGCACGACCACGACCACGCAGATTATCGACACGAAAGACGCGGACCTTGGCGTTACGTTTTTCCTGTACGCCACGGCGTACACGGACGGCACGTTCAAGCTGATCGTCGAAGAAAGCGATGCGAGCAACCTTGCTGGCTCTAACGTGGTTGGCGTCGAAAAGCTGGTTCGCGTTGCTGGCAAAGATGCGTACACGGACGGCATTGCGGCGGCTACCGCCGTGAATACCGCGATGTCGAAGCTGGGCGTTCACTCGACTAAGCGTTATGTGCGCGCGTCGGTTGTTTCGACTAGCGTATCGACTGGCGCGACCATCGGTGTCGCTTGCTTGCTCAACGGCGAGTTTGTGCCCGAGTAATGAATGACGGGCGGGGCTTCGGTCCCGCCCGATCTTTTCCTAACTGCACCGGAGGTAAATCATGCCAGAAATTATCGCTAAGAAGTCCGGCTATTACGCGCTCGGCGGCATCCGCATCGTGAAGCTGACCGAAGGCGAAACTGTTTCCGTTTCGCAATATGAGTTTGACGATATCGTCAAGACTGATTGGGCCGCTCCCGCTGGTGCGGCGGTTGTGCCGGAGCCGGAAGTTGCCCCGGAGCCGCAGACAGAGGCGGTGGCAGAAAGCGCCGAAGACGCGCCTGATATGGAATTTGCAGAGGCCCTTGCGGACGCCAATGACAAGTCCGGCCTAGATGAGTACGCCGCCGGTTTTGGTGTTAAGCTGGATCGGCGCAAGGCTGCGTCCGGTATGCTTGAGGACTTCAAGGCCGCACTGGCGGGCAAGTAATGACCAAGCCCGCGCTTGATTATTATGAGGTTGTGCAGCCGGAGCCAGGCGAGGGCCAAGGGCACGGGCACGGGCACGGCAGCAGCGGGACGCCCATTGCCCTTGTGGTAAGCCTTGAAGAGTTCAAGGAATTTGCCAAGCTCGATCCCGACGATGATAGTCAGGATGTGTTGCTGACAGAATTTATTTGCGCTGCGACCGAAGACCTTGAGCGGTACACAAATCGCTGGTTTATCGAGCGCGAAGCAATCGGCTATTATGTCGGCTTGGAGTTGTCCCAGTTTGAAAACTATCCGTATGCGGAAATTCAGCATTCGCCCTTGCTTGACGTGTCGGAAGTTGCGCAATGGGTTAACGGCTCTTACCAGCCGATTACGAATTACAAACTCAAGCAACGAGACGGCTACGC